GTGTATGAGTGGTATACATCAGGGCCACGGCAAAGACTGCAACCAGGTGGAGCGATTATCTTGGTGATGACACGATGGGCCAAGAGGGATTTAACAGGTCAGATACTAAAAAGTATGGAGAACAAGTCAGGGATTGACGATTGGGAAGTTATTGAGTTGCCTGCGATTATGCCTTCAGGAAAGGCACTGTGGGGAGAGTTCTGGAAGTTAGAGGAGTTGGAAAGTCTAAAAGCTGAACTGCCAGTTGCCAAATGGAATGCTCAGTATCAGCAAAATCCTACATCCGAAGAGGGTGCGTTAATAAAACGAGAATGGTGGCGATTGTGGGATAGCAATAACCCACCCCCCTGTGAGGCGATAATACAGTCGTGGGATACAGCGTTTTTGAAAACAGAACGTAGTGACTATAGTGCGTGTACCACTTGGGGTGTGTTTTACCATCCTGACGACAACACAGGGATAGAAAAGACACATTTGATACTGCTTGATTCGTTTAAGGCAAAACTGGAGTTTCCAGAATTAAAACGAGCAGCGTATGACAAATACATGGAGTGGGAACCAGATCAGATGATTATTGAGGCAAAGGCATCAGGTGCGCCGCTTGTGTTTGAACTTCGTGCTATGGGTATACCTGTCACGGAGTTCACACCGACAAGAGGTAACGACAAGATTGCCAGAGTAAATGCCGTGACGGATTTGTTTTCGAGTGGCACTGTCTGGTATCCACCCACACGGTGGGCCGATGAGGTTATAGAGGAATGTGCCTCTTTCCCATCTGGTGATCACGATGACTTGGTTGACAGTACCACACAGGCTCTGTTAAGATTTCGCCAAGGTGGATGGGTTCGAGCAGAAAGCGATGACTGGGATGACGAACCAAAATACAGAAGACCAGTGGAATACTATTAGGAGACTCTATCATGGCAAAAGAAAAAAGTGTTATAAACACACAGGCTTTAAAAAAATTTATAGACTCAGGGGGCATTGAAAAAATGTTCAAAAAAGGAAAAGGTAAAAGTGAAACCTTAGACATAAAAGACCCTGATTTTATGGATAAAGTCATCAGACAAATGAAAATTGGTAGAAAAGCAGGTGGTAAGGTCATGAAGATGCGTGGTGGTGGATTGGCTACTCAAGGAACAAAATTCAGCATAAGGTAAATTACCATGTCAGAAAAAAATAAAAAACAAGACCCATCTAAGATTTATTTTGGTTATGATGCATATGGAAACAAAGGGCCATTTACTGAAGAGCAAAGAAAAAAAGCACAACTAGAAGCGATTGCTGCTTTTGGTTTAGCAGGAACAGGATTAACTTTAGGAGCAATTCCTGCAGCTAAATTTTTAGAGAGAGTTGATAGAAGAGATCGTGCAATTTTAAAAGGTAAAGACCCAAAAGGTAAAGGTGTTCTAAAACGTGGAAGTGTCCGTTACCTTAGTGGTAGAGGTGGTGGAGGAAATATAGCCTCTCAGTTTGGTATGGGTAAAAGAGGTGCAGAAAAAATGAGAAAAAGTCCTTTCGAGTTAAAGAAAGGTGGTGTGGTTAAAATGCGTGGTGGTGGTATAATTGCACGAGATAGATTAAAACCAACAAAGATAATTTAATATGGTAGTTGATAAACGATTAGAGCCTTTCGAGGTTGATATAGAGGAAAACCCCTCTGAACAAGAGTTAAAAGTCGAAGTGGTAAATCCAGATGCTGTATCGATAGAAACAGAGGATGGTGGTGTTATTGTTGACTTTGAAGGTGATGTCACAGAAGAAATGGTTGGCCCTGATCATAACTCAAACCTAGCTGAGTTTCTTGAAGATGGTGATCTTGAGAAGATGGCCTCTGATCTTATCGATGACTTTGAGAGCGATAGAACATCACGAAAAGAGTGGTCACGGTCTTACATAAAAGGTCTTGACTTGTTGGGCATGAAGATTGAAGAGCGATCTCAGCCGTGGCAAGGTGCATCAGGTGTATTCCACCCACTTCTAACAGAAGCTGTTGTACGTTTTCAGGCACAGGCAATGGGAGAGATATTCCCACCTAGTGGCCCTGTACGCACAAAGATAGTTGGTAAAAACACAAAAGAAAAAACAGCACAGTCGCAACGTGTTGAGGATGAAATGAATTATCTTCTGACAGAAGACATGACGGAGTATCGTGATGAAATGGAGCAAATGCTTTTTCGCCTACCCCTAGCAGGCTCTGCTTTCAAGAAGGTGTATTACGATCCTATTATGGAAAGACCATGCTCTATGTTTGTCCCTGCCGAAGATTTTGTAGTTTCTTATGGTGCAAGTGATCTTATGTCTTGCCCACGGTACACCCACATTATGAAAAAGACAGAGAATGAAATCAAAGAACTCATGGTGAATGGTTTTTACCGTGAGGTTGAGCTATCAGACCCAGAGCAAGATGATTCTGAAATACAGGAAAAATATGATGAGATGGATGGGGCTGAACACGTTTACGAAGACGATGAGAGATACACCATCCTTGAGATGCACGTTGATGTTGATATGCCAGAGCCATTTGACGATAGCGATGGACTAGCTAGACCGTATGTTGTTACAATAGATAAGTCATCAAGAACAATACTATCGATCAGAAAAAACTGGTATGAGAATGATAAAAAGAAAAGTAAGCGACAGCATTTTATTCATTATAGATATCTTCCTAGCCTTGGCTTTTATGGTACAGGACTTATTCATCTTATTGGTGGGTTGGCTAAATCGGCAACGTCCATACTGCGTCAGCTTATTGATGCAGGTACGTTATCGAATTTACCTGCTGGTCTTAAAGCTCGTGGTCTTAGGATTAAAGGGGATGATTCGCCTCTCATGCCTGGTGAGTTCAGGGATGTCGATGTCCCTGGTGGTGCGATACGAGATTCCATTACGTTTATACCTTATAAAGAACCATCCTCAGTATTATACCAGTTGTTGGGAAATATTGTCGAAGAGGGAAGACGAATTGGGTCGGTAGCTGATGTGCAAGTGGGGAACATGAACCCACAAGCTCCTGTAGGTACAACACTAGCCTTGTTAGAGCGATCCATGAAGGTTATGTCTGGGGTGCAAGCACGATTACACGCCTCTTTAAAAAAAGAACTTCGTATATTAGCCAAGTGTATCCATGACTTTATGCCTCCAGAGTACGCCTACGAAATGGAAGGTGACTTCTCAAGAACAGAGGATTTTGATGGACGAGTGGATGTAATCCCAGTATCCGATCCAAATGCCTCTACAATGGCACAAAGAGTAACACAATATCAGGCAGCCCTACAGTTAGCCCAACAAGCACCACAGCTATACGATATGGGTAAACTGCATCGACAGATGCTAGAGGTGTTAGGAATAAAAGATGCAGCCGATATTATCAAACTACCAGACGATATAAAGCCGAATGATCCAGTAACAGAAAACATGGCGATCATGAAGCAAGAACCTGTCAAGGCGTTCAAGTACCAAGACCATGAAGCGCACATTGCTGTACATACTGCTGCTGCTCAAGATCCAAAGATACAGCAAATCATTGGTCAATCGCCATTTGCGTCTGCTATCCAGAATGCCTTGGCAGCTCACATTACCGAACACGTTGCGTTCCAGTACAGAAAAGAGATAGAAAAGCAGTTAGGTGTGGAAATGCCAGACGAAGAAAAGCCTTTACCAGAGGATGTAGAAGAAGAATTGTCTAAATTAACGGCAGAAGCTGCAGCTAAAGTGTTGAAAAAGGGTCAGGCAGAGATGGCTCAGGCTGAAGCCATGAAAAAACAGCAAGACCCACTGACAATTATACAGCAAAAAGAAATAGCTCTAAAAGAAGCTGAGTTTGAGCATAAAAAACAGATGGATATTGCAAAATTACAGACCGATGTGCAGAAAACTAAGTCAAATGAGAAGATACAGGGTGCTAAACTAGGCATTCAGGTAGCTACAGAGGCTGATAAATCACAGAAAAAGGCTATAAAGGACGGTGTAGACATAGGATTAAACCTTGCAAGGGATTTAGCCTCTGATGAATGACGATTATGGACTGATTTTAAAACGAATCAGTGATCAAAAGACCCAAATACAGGAACATTTATGCATGGGAGGTGTAAAAACCTTTGATGAATACACATCAATGGTCGGTGAATACAGGGGATTGGTAAAAATAGAGCAAGAAATTTTAGACTTGCAAAAAAAAGCCATTGAGGATTAAATAATCCCAACGTATTTAAACGCAAGGCAACTGTGAGCCTAAATCACTGCATGAGGTAAAAATGTATTCAACTGTAAAAAAGGAGAGTGACGAAAAAGTTGCTTCTCAAATGCCCAAACCAAAGGGCTACAAACTCCTAATATCCCCAGTACAAGTAGATGAGAAAACCGAAGGTGGTGTGTATATGCCTGATGCTTTACGAGATGCCGAAGGTATAGCATCAATCATAGGTTTTGTTGTAAAAATGGGAGATGACGCTTATAAGGACGAAAAAAAGTTTCCTAATGGAGCGTGGTGTAAAGAGGGTGACTTTGTAATATTCCGATCTTACTCTGGCACTCGATTTAAAATTCATAATGAAGAATTTAGATTAATCAACGATGACACCGTTGAAGCCGTAGTTGATGACCCAAGAGGATATAAAAGAATATGAGTGATACAGCAGAAAAAATAGTAGAAGAGCAAGAAGTTCAACAGGACTTAGACTTTGGCAATGAAAAGCCAATTCAAACACCTAAAAAAGACGATGCACCATTTGAGGTGGAGATTGTTGACGACAGACCTGAAGAAGATAG